GCCACGTGGCACCACAAATGGAACATTCTTTTCGGCAGAGTTTTAGATCAGACAACTCACGCTCGTCCACAAGAGTCACCGTGTAGAGATCCCTTATACTTTGCCAGTTTATAGAAAAAACCCAACACAATATATTGAAAAGTCAATATAAAAAAATACCCCTCTTAGTAGAGGGGCATTAATTTTGGCGTCTTCTGACTTAATCAGGAAGGAGAGGTAGAAGTAAAGATACTTGACTCAATTACACCAGCAGGTTGCAGAGCAACATCAGAACGCTCAGGAGCTTGATCGGGCAGAATCCAGCAAACTTCGCAGATTGCTAAAGACTTATTTGTACCGAAGAGCCTTCCAGTACCAGCACGGGGATCATAGACACCCGAACCTTGAGCAAGACCAGAAGCAGCAGCACCGCCAAGATTGGCTGTGGTAAACAGTTTCCAGGTCGTTGCGTTAGCAAGAGCAGCCAAACTGCTGCTGTTAAAGATATTTACGGAATTAGTGCTTCCGTTAGGAATCCGACTGGTCGCTCCAACAACAGAACAACCAAACTGACCGGATACCACAGTGCCATTGTCACGTAGTCCTACGCCGACAGCGGGAATCAGTGTAACTTGAGGAGATGCACTGCCACCAGCGACACCAGAGCTAACAAGGTCTCCACCATCGATACGTAAAGACGCACGATAGACATATCCAGACGCAGGAACGATAATACCATTCGTGATGTCAGCACGGATATCCTTGTGGAAATCAGGTGACGGAATGATAACGTTAGCGTTTAGGAAAGGCTGCTGAGCACTGTTTGAACCCGAACCATAAGGAAGGGTGTAGTACTCAAGTTGATTATTCGTTCCAAGAGCTTGATAGCTCAAGTCGACATAACCGATTGCTTGTTGAGCAATCCAACCAGGACGGAAAACAACACCAACAGGACCGCCCACGGGCTGGTTGGTCAGGTTGGTTGAAACACCGTTCGCATCGTTATACTGAACGGTTTTTTCTTCGTGCCAATAACGAAGAACGTTGGTGTAGTTACCAGGATAAATCTTGGAAACTGACAGTTGATTAGTAGCGATAGCCATGTTTAGTTACCTCCTCAAGCGTCGAAAGAGTAGGCAACAGTAACGAAATCAGCGTTCAGAAGTTCGAAACCTGCGTACAGGCTCCAAATCATCATGATAAAACGACTGAAGTCATCATTGTTGTTCAGCAACACTTGAGCGTTGTTACCGCCAATGCCAACTCCTGAGGATTGAGGTCCGAAGAAGATGCCAATTGCAGAGTTGTACGCTTTGCTGTTACTTGCGATTGTCGCAGTTTGTGTTTGTGTAGGCATGTTGGTGCTTTCGAAGAAGCGCACACCTTCAAACACAAATCCTGTGGGCATAATTGGTTCGCCAGCCACAAAAGTGGCTTGCCCAAAGCCCTGACCCATGTACAGCGCAGCGTTAGGCTGCATACCGGACATAAGTGGGTTGATTTGACCATTGCCAGGATAACGAGCAACTTCACGGAAGTCACTGTTCTGACGCAAGTGCATCAAGAAGGTTGGATCGCAAACACAGCGATAGAAACCATCTTGGAAAGTAGGAGTGTTCCTCTTACGCAGGCTCTTCACCACGCGCAATAGGTCATCCTTAATGTCGAACTTGGCTTGTTCGGCGTTGGTGTAGGTAAGACCACCAACAGTCAGATCGCCAGGGAAGTAGTAACCACCGGACGAATCAGAAGACTGACCTTTAGAAACAGCTTTCAGGAGTTCGTTAATGAACACCCGATCGCGCCAACGACGATAATCGTCGAGCAGGGTCAGGCTACCAATAGATTGGTGAAAGGTTGTGAGGTTGCCTGTGTCTAGTAAAAGACGCTGGGCAGTGATCAGAGTCTCGCGAGCAATCTTGAAAGTGCTTGGCTGAGTTGGATCACCAGGATCGGCAGGTCCGGTGTACTCCTTAAGAGTCACCTGTACCTTGTCCTTCACAATGTTGCGACTGTTTGCAGTGCCAATGGTCTGTTCGGCAGTGCGCTCGCGAGATTCTTTGGAGCCGGGGTTACCGAAGAAACGGTAACGGTCAAGCTGCACAGTCTGTCCTGGCTGCTTGCTGAAGTCATGTACCACCACTGGTTCCGCAGCCATCTCAACGATGTATGCAGGGTGTGGACGGTACAGCTCGGCACCAAGAATCTTCGGAAAATCATTATCGATGAACATCGATAAATTCTCGAAGAAACTACAAGATCAATATTAACTCTATATTGTACTAATAGGACAGAAAACGTGTCGCAGTTTTAGTGGTTAACCAATCTTTCTAATTGTGTTACGAACGCCCTCGCCTAATACCCCATACACTGCCCCATAATTTGGTACATATCGCGTAGATTTACCCCGATACTGAGAGCGAACAACTACACCCATCTGGCCTGGTAAATTACTTCGACTGGCTTCAGTAAAGACTTGACAATATACAGGGGGGCTATAAACCCACGCGGCACGAGAACCTGAAGTGTCGTTAGTGGGATTAGTGAGTACGGGATAACGTACGCGCTGATAACTACCCGGACCACCTGTAGTTCCCTCCCCTACAAACTTGCCTAAATCAGGGTCATATCTGTAAGGTTCATTGCCAGCCGGCGTATTAAAAGGAAGATAAAATTGGTTGTCAGGAACGCCTGTTCCAAACCAGGTATATGCGCCAAAGTCTCTTAAGCCAGGTTGAGGCCCAAGAGCAGTTTGAACATTTCTACCGGCAATACTGTATCGTCCTTGCGCCCGAAACCCTACGTAAGTATCAAGTAACCCTGAAGCGTGTGGCAACGAGTTTTCGTAATTTGTCCAGTAGCCAGATACAGCAGGAGGTACAGCTCGCCACTCCGTATTTAGGTATCCACTAATGTTTACAGGTCCTACAGGAATGCGACCAAAATCTGCGCCCTCAAAATTAACACCAAACCAATTTTGCTGAACTCCATTAGGAAGGATGTAACCGCTAGAAACGAGTTTATACGTGTTAGTTAAGTTCTGGTTATCCCCCGTGCGTTGAGGACCAGACTGTATTGGATGGTAAAGACTTTTGTCGTATCTCCAGTTTGTTAAGGGAGTGTAAGCCACGAGAGTTATAGCGTATATCTTAATTCTACTCCTCTAGAATTCCGTAAGAAGTTATTTAAGACAATGGTACAGGTCGAAAGAGTTATAACAATTTTTTTTGAAGACCCGGAAGCTTCTATAGCCTGTTTTTCAGGGTCACTAACAGACTCTTTAGTTCATCCCCAAAAGAGGTCAAAGTTGTTTGCCTACCTCGTAAAAACAACTGTCGTGGGTTTATTTCTAGCCACTTTTGTTAGTCCTGCTTTCCACGAGAGATTTAAACTGACCAAAAATGAAGCAATCGCTGCTTCATTCGTATGCGGCTACGCAGGTATTCGTATGTTAAATGCAGCCGAAAAATACTTCGAGTACATGCTTCAAAAGAAAATAGCCAAACTTCAGGTCAACTCAACTGACGCATCAAAACCAGAAGATACCTCTTCTTGATTCTTACTTGGAATCAGAGTTACAGGTTCAACTGTAGGAACTTGAGCTACTACGACTTCCTTAACTTCTGTCTCAAGACTAGGTTTACGGCGCAAGGTTCCGAGAGCTCTCATAATTAATCAGCGAGTGTAGTTACATTAGCAAAAAAAAGCTCCCCTGTTTCCAAGGGAGGCAGTTTGAGTATCTAACGTTATCTTAAGCAGCGTCCATAAACAGAAGTTTGCTACGCAAAGCTTCAGGGCCCATCTGGTTGAGATAACGCCAAGCGTTCTCAGGGCTACGATTCATAACATCACCAAACGTTTCCCACTGTTGCTGAGGAACAACTCCTTGAGCAGAACCACCAGCGTTAGCAGGGGGAGCAGGCATGTCATAGCGAGGCTGATAAGCCTGTGGAGCTACTTGACCCTGATTAGGGGAGTCAATGTCCACGGGGACAACTTCAGTGAAGAAGCGATCAGTGTAATTAGCTAAGTGATCTGGATCGGTCAGGATGACCTCCATAGCGTTGTGACGCAATGTGAGGTTGTCCATGCGACCGGCTTGGTCCATAAGCATATCCTCAAGAGCACATGAGTACTGATTGAGAATCCCAGGTGCCTCAATACCGAAGTGATTAACTACGGCGTGAGTTGCGGGGCTTAGACCGTGTAGGCCGTTTGACTGGCCCGTAGAAGT